CCGTTGATGGTGTAGCAGGTGAGGTGGCTTATTATTACACCTTAGATGGTTACAAAAATCATGTTTGCACATCTGATTTAAGTGATTCAGTTGAGATAGGTGCAGGAGTTATCCAGGCAAATATAGCAACAGAAACTTATGGGTGGTTTCAAATTAAGGGTCACGCTTTGCTCACGATCGCTCTTACAGCAGGTGCTGACGGAGACCCTTTAACACCTACGGGTAGTGCCGATGGTACATTAGACGTATCTTCAGCAGCAACAGACAATGTATGTGCGATTGCAGGTGATATTTCAGACAAAGAAATAATCTGTGATTTTGTAATGTAAATTAAACTATGGGGGCAGGGAAACTTGCCCTCGTACAACTAATCTGGAGGGATTATAATGTCAGTTACACCACAATTTTATGAACGTGAATTTAATGGTAAATTAAGAGATTTTGTAAGAATTACTGTTAAAGGTATGAAAGATATATTTGAAGCACCTGTTAGACCACAGGATTTATCAAGGTTTCCAGAGGAATGGGAAGCCTACAAGAAAACCAAAGGCACAAAAAAAATAGTTGGTACACCACTAAAAGACTTACCTGCTATGTCAGAGTCTAGGCGAATAGAATTAGAATTAATTGGAATTGAATCTGTAGAAGATTTAGCAAATGCTGAAATAGATAAATTACGAAGTATTGGCGAGCCTTATGTTGAATTACAACGTATTGCAGAACTAACTATGAACGCAAAAAAGCCAAGTCCAAAAAAAGTACATAAACCATTAAATATAGGAATACCAGATGAGCCTATTGACAATTTGCCAGAACGTAGCTGACTTCACAGGTTTTGAAAGAGAAAGTACCATAATTGGTAATACCTCACCTACTGCAAGACAGTTATTAGCTTTATCTCAACGTGAGGGTAAACAGTTAATGAGGGCTACTGCATGGCCTATACTATTAAAAGAGCATACGTTTTCTACTGCATCTGGTACACAATCTTATGCTTTGCCAACTGACTTTGATAGGTTTGTTGGTGATACTGCATTCAACAGAACTGACCTTGATAAGTTTACAGGGCCATTAACACCACAGCAATATCAGCTTGATAGACATGGATCAGCAAGTGCAGGTATAACACAAAGGTTTAGGCTTAAATCTAGTTCTAATGCGTTAAAGTTTGATATTACACCAACACCAACGGCAACTGAAACTATTGGTTTTGAGTATGTAAGTAGTCATTGGAATCAAAAGACAGATGGCACATCACAAGCAGCTTTTACTGTTGATAGTGATACAGGCATATTAGATGAATTATTAATAGAATTAGGTGTTACCTGGCGATTTAAACAGATGCATGGGCTTGATTACGCAGAAGACTTTAGACAATACCAATTAGAGTTAAGACAGGCTGTATCACGTTCTGGTGGCTCACCTGTGATAAGCCTAGATGATGCAAGGAGATTAAGGGTAAGTCCATATAGTTATAACTTGCCTGATAGTGGCTATGGAAGTGTTTAATGCTACAACCTATACAAACGGCAAACAGATATAGAGTTAAATCTGTAAATATACCTGCACCTTTTGGTGGTCTAAACTCAAGAGATAGTTTGGATGCTATGGAACAGACAGATGCTATAGTTATGAGCAACTTCTTTCCTACTGTTGAAAAGATAACAACAAGAGAAGGTTTTTCTAGTTTCTGCACAGGCATAGGCACAGGAAATGTAGAAACTCTTATAGAGCATAATGCAGGGGCTAATAGACATTTATTGGCAGTTGGATCAAACGGCACATTATATCGTATAGATACTGGGAGTGCTGTAAGTAAGAAAACAGGCTTATCAAATGGTAGGTTTCAGACAGTAGAATTTAATGGATTAACCATTTTTGTAAATGGAGCAGATACACCCTTTAGTTGGAATGGCAGTTCAGCATCAAACCTTAGTATAACCTTGTCAGATAGTGCTAGTGCATCAACACTAAAGGGTGTTACAGCATTTAAAAACAGGCTTTATTATTTTACAGGTGTAGATCAGAACTTTTATTATTCAGCTACAGTAGACACGCATCAAGGTAATTTTACTAAGTTTCCTGTAGGTTTAGTTGGTACATTTGGTGGTAACTTAATTCAGATTGGCACTTTGACTATTGATGGTGGTGAAGGTGTTGATGATTTACTAACACTTATAATGAGTAGTGGTGAGGTTCTTGTTTATAGTGGTACTGATCCAAGTGCATCTAGCTTTGCATTAGTTGGTACTTTTAGGATTGCAGAACCTATAAATGAGCCTAGAGCCATAGCTAAATTAGGTGGTGATTTAATAGTCATAACAAAAGAAGGATATTTACCATTATCACAGGTTTTTAGACAAGACCTAGTTGGTAATAGAGCAGCAGCTATAAGTGAAAAGATTAGAGGTACAGTTATAAACCAGGTGGCTACAACAGGCACAACTACTGGTTGGCAAGTACACGTTTCTGCTGATGGTTCTAAAATGTATTTTAATTACCCTACAGGTGATGCGACAGATACATTTAACCAACATGTTTTTAATCCTATTACTAGGGCGTGGTCTATATTTCAAAATATACCTGCTCATGTGTTTGCTAATTATAATGGTGATACATATTTTGGAACAACAGATGGTAAGGTTTATAAAGTTGGTGGTGTGGCTGATTTAACAACAGCGATTACGGCTGATGTATCTTTTGCATTTAACTATTTTGGTGACAGATCAAGTGTAAAAAGATTTACAAGTGTTGCTCCGACATTTGAATCTATAGGTGATGTTGCGTTTGATTTTGGTTTAGCCATAGATCAGAAAACACCATCTGGAATTAATTTAGCTACTGGTTCTTTTGATTCAGAGGTAGCTGCATGGGATGCTGCTGAATGGGATTTAGACTTCTGGGGCGATACGATTGCAGCAGGAATAGTACAAAAAAGAAAAGCAGTTGGATCGTTAGGCAGGTCAGCATCGTTACGAATAAAAGTAGCTTCATCAACACAAGTTGTAAGCATAATAAACAATAATTTTCAATTTATTCCAGGAGGGCCTGTTTAATGGCATATAATAGTAGTGGTACATTCTCAAGACTGTTTGATTGGACAGATGACAGAGATAATGGCATCAAAATTAGAGCCGATAGGTTTGACCAAGAATTAGATGGCTTTGCTACAGGTTTATCAACTGCACTACTTAAAGATGGTACACAAACAGCCACAGCTAAAATACCATTTGCAGTAGGCTTATCTGTAATTGATAACCAGACTGTATTATTAGGCACAAATTCTGACATAGCTATACAGTATGATGAAACCACAAATGATAGTTTAGAGATAGCTGCTAATGTTGAAGGTGCTGCCTTAAATGTAGTGTTAAAAGCAGATCAGGGCGATGATAATGCAGACCAACATAAACTAAGTATCTCTGATGGTGGCACACTTACTCTAGGCAGTAAGATTAGTGGATCGTTTGTCACTTACTTAACTCATACACCAAACTCTACTGTGGCAAGTAGCACAACGGCTGTAGCAGGTAATTTAACAGTTGGTGGTGATGCAACAATAACTGGTGATCTTACGATTACAGGTGATGACTTAACTATGGCTACTAACACAGCAGGTCATTTGCTTATTGCAGATGGTACAAACTTTAATCCTGTAGCTGTAACAAGTTTATCTGAAATAACAACAATAGCAAACGATGATGTATTTTTAGCAGTAGACACATCAGGTGGTGGCTTAAAGAAAGTTGCTAGAAGTGCAGTTGTATCAGGACTTGCAACATCAGCAGCAATATCAAACATATTAGAAGATACGTCACCACAGCTAGGTGGTTCGCTAGATGTTAATGGACAAGATATTGTTTCAGTATCAAATGGTAATATTACACTAACTCCAAATGGTAGTGGCCTTGTTAGGCTAGATGGTAACGTTGATATACAAACAGGTGAAATAGTTTTAAAAAATGGTGGTTCACAATCCAACATAAAATTTTACTGTGAAAGTAGTAATGCACACTATGCACAATTAACTGCTCCTGCTCATTCAGATTTTTCTGGTAATGTTAGCATAGTTTTACCAACAACAGCAGGAACTTTGGCACTTACATCACAACTGCCCACATCTGGTATATCAAGTGGTAATGTAGCTACCTTTGGATCAGGCGTAGCTGATGACGATTTTTTAAGAGTAAATGGCACATCTATAGAGGGCAGAAGTGCTAGTGAATTAGCAACTGATATAGGTGCAGCAACACAAGATGATGCAACTGCATTAGCAATAGCTTTAGGATAGGAGTAAAATATGGCAAACACATTCAAGGTGGTATCGCATGATGTGATGCCTGCTAGTGCAGGAACACCAGAAGATTTATATACTGTGCCTGGTAGCACAACAACTGTGGTACTGGGATTAATAATATCAAATGTTCACACAAGCCAAGTAACAGCTAGTGTAAAGCTAGTATCTGATACAAGTGGTGGTGGTAGAACAGCTACGAATACAACGACATTCTTACTTTCTTCAGCACCGATTCCAGTTGGAGGTTCACTAGAGATATTATCAGGTAACAAGGTTGTGTTGGAAACGACAGATAAACTACAGATAGATTGTTCTGTGGCAGACAAGGTATCAATTACACTAAGTATCATGGAGATTACATAATGCCTTATGTTGGTCAAACCATAACAGAAGTATTTCCTACGTCTATTAGTGTTGATAGTGCGACTATAAAAGGTGATACAACTATTGGTGATGCTAGTGCAGCAGACAAGAAAATATTGTTTGATGGCAATGCAGTAGACTACCACATAGGACTAGATGACAGTGCAGATTCACTGATTATAGGTAAGGGTTCAGCTTTAGGTACTACAACCTCAATGGCTTTTAATGCTGATGGTATTATAACTAAACCACTGCAACCTGCTTTTTTAGTACAACCTACTTCTACACAAAGTAATTTTTCTGTTGGCTCTCATGAGCAAGTTATTTTGTCAGCAGAAAAGTTTGATAATAACGCAGATTTTGGCTCTAATGTATTTACTGCTCCAGTTACAGGAAAATATCAATTTAATGCTAACTTATATTTGGTTAATATAGATAGTGCTTCTGATTTTTATCAATTAAGATTGGTATCATCAAATCGTTCATTATCAGCAGTAATTGACCCTGACTTTGGACAAGATAACGTATATTTCTCACTGAACTTTACTGCATTAATTGATATGGATGTAAATGATACAGCCTATCTTGATATTAGACAAGGTAGTGGAACTGCACAGACTGATATAGATAACGGAACAACATTTTCAGGCTACTTAGTAGCATAAGCCAAGAGTGAAACAACTCAATCATAAAGGAGATATAAAATGGCAAATCACACAAAGACAATAACATTAACAGATTTACAACAGAAGATTCTGTCTAATGATTTATATAATGATGTATCAGACAATGCAGGTGTAGATGCTTGGATTGATGGTGCAATCAATGGCAAGTTAAACAACTGTTGGAAACGTATGCAGACAGAGTGGACTACAAAGTTAATGAATGACGATAGCTTTACAGATGCAATACCATCTAACCAAGCAGACTTTGTTGCACTTGTAACTGCTAGATCAGACTACACAACAAGAAAACAAAGAGATGATGCTAACGCAATTAGCTAGGAGTAATCAATGGCATATATAGGCACAAGTCCAAGCAATGGAGTAAGACGAGTTCACACCTATACTGCAACTGCTAATCAGACTACATTTACTGGCAGTTCTACAGAGGGTGTTACTCTTACCTATGCAGATACAAACTACATAGATGTATTTCAGAATGGTGTATTGCTAGGTAGTGCAGACTATACAAGTACCAGTGGTACGTCTGTTGTATTGGCTCAAGGTGCTAGTGTATCAGACCTAGTTGTTATTGTTGTGTATGATGTATTCTCTGTGGCAGATACAGTAAGCAAGACTAGTGGTGGTAGCTTTGATAGTGCAGTTACTATTAGTGGTGCTTTATCTTCCAAAGGTGGAGCAGTGTTTAACGAAGATAGTGTAGACGTAGACTTTCGTGTTGAGTCAAATGGCAATGCTAATATGTTGTTTGTAGATGGTGGTAATAATCATGTTAATATAGGCAGTAGTAGTGATGCAGGTGGAGTATTAAATGTTTCAGATGGCACTAGCTTTTCTACGGGAATTACTGTTGAAAACACAGGTGACACTCATGGTAGCGTTATTGATTTTCTTAACAATAGTGATTCTCCTGCTGATGGGGATTATATTGGTGGTTTAAATTTTAAAGAAACAAATAGTGCTGGTGGTACACATCAGTTTGCCAAAATATTTGGTATTGCTACTGATATAACAGATGGTACTGAAGATGGAGCATTAACTTTTGAAACAAGTGCTGGTGGTGCTAATACGGCAGAACGTATGCGTATTACTAGCAGTGGTGAATTACTTATAGGTAGTACAACTGGTGGCTCTAGTTCAAGTTTACATGTACAAGGCAATGGTACATTAAGTGTTTTTCAAGTTGCTGATGCAAATAGTGGTACTGCTCGTAATGCTATTTTGTTTAGGAACAGTAGTTCTACTGGTGTTGGTTCGATTCAAATTAATAGTACAGGTACTGGATTCAACACTTCTTCAGACCACAGACTAAAAGAAAACGTAGACTATACTTTTGATGCAACCACAAGACTAAAGCAACTTAAGCCTGCAAGATTTAACTTTATAGCAGATGCAGACACTACAGTAGATGGTTTCTTAGCACATGAAGTACAATCAGTTGTACCAGAAGCTATTACTGGCACACACAATGAAGTAGATGATGATGGTAATCCAGTGATGCAAGGCATAGACCAAAGCAAACTTGTACCTTTATTAGTCAAAACCATACAAGAATTAGAAGCTAGAATTACAGCATTGGAGAATGGCGAATGACCAAAGCAGCAGAATTAGCAAAAATGGGTGAAGTCCTAACCAATAGTCAGATTGGTGGGCGAAGAAATATTGTCATCAATGGTGCAATGCAGGTGGCACAGAGAGGTACAAGTGTTACTGGGTTAGGTGCTGCAGATGCTTACCATACTGTAGATAGATTTATGCTTTCAGCAGGTAACACAGCAGGTAGATTGACAGC